CCATTTACGGCGGTAGTTATCTAATCTACTTATCAACAAAGCGCACTTAGACTCATCAAACCAACAATTAGGGAGTATTGGTTGGCAATAGTTTGTTATGTCCGTGTAAACGCTTTTAGTAACAGGTATGATTTCTATAGGTCTTATTCCTACTTGAAGCGCCATATCTTTAGAGCTTAATACTTCATTTTGCCCAACAATCTTATGTCCACCATCATGCGGCCAGTAGTGCGTACCGTAATTATAGGGCTTATCTTTTAAAACCTTAGCATATTCAGACCAAGGCATATTAGTGCGTTCTTCGTAGTCAATAAAATGAATTTGGTTATTTACTTCTTGGTAGAACAAGATTGAACTTTGGTCACGGGTTTTGCCAATATCCCAAAACGTATCAACTGGAAAGCGTGAATCATAAGGCACACTAGTAATATGTCCACTCTTACGCACTTCAGCCATTTGTTTGGTATAAAATGCACCTTCCAAACTACCTTCAAAAGCTTCTTCGGGTGTAGAAGGATATTCACGCCTCATATCATCACCCATAATCTTTTCTTTGGCTGCATACCATGCTTTTTGGTTAAGGGTTAACTCAGCGCCAAGGTTGCTTAAATAAAGCTCCGTATCTTTAGGAATAACTGTACTAGCAGTTTCATCATCAGTTAACTTATACTCAGGATTATCAAACCAAGCATAGAAGTGAAATTTAGGGTCTAAACGTGTCAATTCTTTTGCCTCGCCTTTAAACTTTCTAGCCGTTTCACATAATTCAAAAAACTCACCACCTTTACCTTCCGCCGTTGATTCAACTACAATAAGCTGCCCAGCCTCAATAGTGTTTAATGCGCCTGTTTTAATCTCCCTAGCTTTATCAGGAAACTTAGCTGATATTTTGCCATACTCTGATACTAACAGCATTTGATACGTTCCACCCCTAAGTGAAGTACCAACAGTAATGCTTGAGCCGTTATTAAATGTAAGCTTTCTTGCGCTATCTTGTTCTGCCGTTCGGGCTTTCTTTATACTATCTGGCAAGTTGTCATAGGCAAACTTAACCTTGTTATCAAATAAATCTTCTGCGCTGTCTTTAGTATCAGCTATTACACCAGCAGCTTGGTTTGAATTAAATAGGCAAGTGTCTAAAAAGTCTATTAGCGTAAATGTTGAAAATCCTAATTGCCGAGCTTTTAGTATCACGTTGAAATAGTGTATTTGCTTGCGGTAGTGTTCTTGCGCCCAGTTAAGTTTAAACTTTACCTTCTTGCCCTGCTTGTCTTTAATCCAATATAGATTATTGATGCGCCAAAGTTTATCGCCAAGCTTATCCTTCAGTTCTTGGTACGCTGCTTGTTCGTCCATCTATTTCCCCTAAAAGGTCAATTATACCAAGAGTACCTGTAATTTCTGTTTTAGATTCAGTCTTTAAACTAAACTCGTCTTTCTTCTTACGCTCTAAATACCATTTACTATCTGCTAAGTCGCCAGCTTTAATTGATGCCGCTAGATTCATTCGTGCATGAAGTGCTACGTTTTCTTTAAGCATTTCAACCTTGTTGCTAAACTCAGGATTGATTTTTATATAGTCGTAATAAGAATCTCTTGAAATTCCACTTAATAAACAAGCCTCTGTGATTGTACAGCCTTTTGAGAAGGCATCTTCCAATTTAGCTACAACATCATCTGTCATAATTGTAGGTCTAGCCATGATATGCCCTTACAATTTTTTTTATATTAGCTCTAGATTTAAAAGGTATTACTTTGCCATCACAAGTTGTCAATTGGTTTCCTTCGGACTTGCAACCACACTCAAAACAATGTGATTTTTTTCTATTTTTACCAATTACAAATCTAACTCCACTATGAAGCATCAAATGGTCTATACCCCAGATAAGAATTAGATTCTCAGCGGCGTTATTCTCTGGGTTAGCGTCAATATGGTGTATATGAAAACCATCGCTTAATTTCTCTGTAAGCCACGCTTCATCTTTGTTGTTAGCCGCAAGCCAAACTTCGTGATATAATTTAAGGCTTGACATCTAGCCCCCAAACAATGTGTTAAGTATTCCACCAATAAACCCTTGTAAAAAACTCATACTTCCTCACAACCTAGCACACCTTTACGGCATACTACAAAATGTTTATAGCCTGAATTTTTAGCATCTTTACCTTGCACAAACAATTCCTTTACGAGTAAGGTTTTGCCATCAGAGATTATTTCATCTCCAATTTTGGCAAGCTCATTATCGTAAATGATGTTGTGGTCTTCTAGCATTTTTTCTTGCCGCCTTTGCCTTTAGATTTTGGTTTAGCTTTCATAATACTTACCACCTTTAGAGTTTCCATAGCCATTTTACATACAAAGTCCAGAAGGTTACTTGCCATATTCTGTGCCAAGTTCTTCTACCCCAAGCGTTTAACTCACTTCTTGTCATATTAACCTATTCTTTCAACTTTATCAAGCACTTTCTCTAAAGCGGCAACCGCTTTCAAAGCCTCGTATCTAGCCAATGAACCAACCGTACTTGTTATTTCAAAGACTTTTAGCTCTTTAGGCTTACGTTTGAGCCATTGCATAAATGTGCGCCTCTTGTAGTGATTTGGTAGCGTGAATTTATCCCCAAGCTTCAATGGTTTGTGTTGTGTCCAATTCATATCTTCTTTCCCATTCTATCGTAAGGGGCTTCAGGGTACTCAAAATAAGCTTTAACTGATTTATCAAATACACTTCTTAAGTCACCATAGACTTTAAAACCGCTATATTCTTTTGAATACCACCCATGCCTATGAGTAAGTCCGTCCTCGCCCATATAAGCAAAAATAACATTCGCTTCATCTTGCGGTACATTATCAGGATAGTTTAACCATTCTTTCATATCTTTCTCCTTACAATCTTAGTGGGTGGCTCTTGGAATTTAAGGCCAATTCCTTTGTACATTTTTCTACATTCTTCCATTTGCTCGGCAAAAGTTAACTCGTAGATATTTTTATGGTGTAGCTTACACAGTGGCAAAACATACATACCGCCAAGCCTTCTACCACATTCTACCAAGTGATGCACGTCCACAGGCTTAGAGCCACACCTAAAGCACGGCATTTGCTTTACTATAGCCATTAGTTCTAGCTCTTGCTTTTTAGGGTTGCCTTTAGGGTTATACCTACTCATTTCTTCTTAGCCTTTCTCTTAGCTTTTTTCTTTTGCTCCATCATTTTATCAAACATGTAGTTAACTCTAGCCCATAAAGCAGCTATTTGCCCCTCTAAGTGGTCTAAATCGTTTATTTTCTCGTTGTTAAATTTTGTCATAGGTCAAAAAGGGATTTGTTGGTTACTGTAATCATCATCAGGTTGTTGTTTAGCCTTAGAGTAATCGGTATATTGGTTGCCGTCATTGCGTGGGTCACTACCACTTGGTTTTGATGGGAAAGCCTTAACGTAGAAATTAGCCCACTTGCTGCGGTCTGCCAAACCTTCAGCTATAGCTTCCCAGCCAGCAGGGCTTATTGCAATCTCCCTGCCATATTTACCCATCTTGTAAGCACCAAGCGTTACTAACTTGCCGTTTATCTTTTTACTAGCTACATAATCATTATCCATGTTTTACTCTACCTCTTTTATGTTAAATTGCAAGCGTTTAATGCCCATTTATGGCAACTACTGCCAAGCTCTGTTACACCACGCTCTTTTAGCTTAACCACCTCGCCAGCGTTTTTAAGCTCGCTTAGACGTGCTTTGGCGGTAGGGATAGATATACCCCCTAGCCTAGCCACTTCCTCTGCTGTGAGAGGTGTTTCTGCCAAACGTAGGGCATGTTTAACTTGTTCATGTAGCTTACCACGTTTAGGATTTATCTTTTGGGCAGCTTCTTGGCTAGCACCTCCAGTTTTAAAACCAGCCCCATCAGGGTAACGTGCGTGGTTATATCCAGTAGCCTCAATAATTGTTTGCCAGTTCAAACCCATTGTAGCCTCCTATCGCAAATTCTAGTTGTTGCTTTTTGTCCAGAAGCTTTTGCTTTTCTGCGGCAGGCACTCTTAGTTTGTAATCCGTCAACTTGTTTAGTTCACGTCTTACTTGTGCTAACTCTTGGTGTAATTGTTCCATTGTTAATCCCTCGTTGTTGACATAGCCAGAGTATCATCATTTTGCATAATGTCAAAGTCTTTTTTCGGTAATGCGTTATTATTTTTAGAATGTTGCAGATTTGCCGCTTTAGCTTCCCCGTACTCTTTGAGCAATCCCAAAACCTCATCTTTGGTTAGCTTAACGTGGAGTGTGTAGCTCCAGTCGTATTCTTGGGTTAGCCTTTCTAAGCGGCTGTGTGGGCTAGGGTCAACCTTAACCATGA